TGAAACTTCAGTTAGGAGAACTGCTCTGGAATCTGTATGGGAAGCATTAGATAACCTTGAGGAGAAATAGAAATGAACGCAAATGAACTAGCTGATGAATTGAAAGAGTACGCTCTAGACAACGGCTATAGCCATATTGACTATGCAGATTCAATGAACCAAGCCGCCACCATGCTACGCCAGCAACAAGCTGAAATTGAGGCGTTGAAAGCTGACAACAAAAGACTAAAAGGATACTGCTGGGAAACGGATGAGGCAATTGAATTTTTAAAGGCTGTTAAAGAGGCGCAAGAGAAATGAAATTTGCAAAGGTGTACGACAACAAACGGTATGGCCAGGTGGTCATCATGAAAAAGCAAACCGAAGAGGGAGCGCCAGAGCTTCGCTTCTACTTCCAGCCGGAGGGGTTTGGTGTGTGCGAGTTCTCGATTGGCTTTAATGACCAGGACGCAACCGAGTCACGATTCGACCAGGCGTTTGGTGAGATGAACCCACAGATCGCGCTTGAGATCATTGATGGTTACATGGCCCACCTACAGGCACAGGCGGGGAGTTTGAATTGAAAGACGCAAGAGAAGAATTTGACCGGATCTTTGGCGATGTGGTCATGAGTGATAACGATGCAGCTTGGTACATCTTCAAAGCTGGCTGGAATGCAGCCCGTGTGTCAGACGATTACACCCACCCGTTTGCTTGCGTGTGCGACGCATGTAAGCGCAAGCTGGCCAGAATGACTGACCGGCATGAGGCGCGTGAGTTCAGAAAATACAGGGAGATGGAAGATTGATATGCCCACAATGTACAGACGACAAAAGCAAAACACTGATCGATGGCCAAAAGTGCTGCACCTGGTGTTCGCAGCATATGCTCGAATGCGAAGCCAGAGCATTGCTAAAACTGCCATTAAGCGAGCGCAGAGAAGCGTTGACCGCAAGATACAAAACGCGAGGAAATCAAGCGGTCGAAAACCTTAAAGACAAAATGCAGAAAATTCATGAGTTAAGAAAACGTGTTGCAGAAAAGTCAATGATGAGGGAGAATTAGCACAATTCGTTTTAAACCACAAGGGAGAGCAACATGCCAGGTAAAAGCAAAAAACCACCAAAGCCGCCAAAGTATTGATGAATGAGTGGGAAGGGAAAGACCATGATCGTCGCAGTCAATGAACTTGGCTATCGGATCGGCTCCTCCCACCACAACTGCACGGTGTCCGATGAAGTTATCGACAAGATCCGTGACATGCATGAGGACGAAGGGTTGAGCTACAGAATGATTGCCAAAGCTTTGGGACTCTCAAAAAATTTTGTAGCGAAAGTCTGCCGCTACGAGCGCAGGGCACAAACCCCAGACAGATGGAAAAGAGTGAACAAAAATGGCAACCAAGAAAGCTGAACCGAAAAAGATAGGCAGGCCACCGGAGCCAGTCCCAGCCGATAAGGCCCAGGAGATCTGTGAATGGATCAGCCAAGGGAAAACCCTACGTCAATGGTGCAGAGAGAACGAGATTCATTACTCGACCGTGTACCTTTGGTTGGAGAAGGATAAAGATTTTGCTCAACGCTTCGCGCACGCACGCGAGGTAGGCCATGACGCCATCGCTGATGAATGCCTGGAGATCATCGATGAAGAAGCCGAGATGGCCGAAACCTTTAGCAAGGATGGCGGCAGCAGCCACCGTGACGGCGCTCATGTGTCCTGGATGAAGAACCGAGTCGAAATGCGGCTCAAGCTGCTGGCCAAGTGGAACCCCAAAAAGTACGGCGAGAAGGTCGGCGTCGAACACAGTGGCTCGGTAGCCCTTGATGCAGCCATCCTGGAGGCCCGTAAGCGTGTCAAACAGCCCGAGTGATGCCCTACTAGCCCAAGACATGGGGCGCTTCTTTGACGACGCTCTGGGCTTCGTTATGTACGCCTTTGACTGGGGCAGTGATCCAACCCTGCAAGTCGTCGAGCTACGCGAACCTTGGGCATCCAAGTACAACAGCAAATACGGGCCAGACGAATGGGCCTGTGAGTTTCTGGACGACGTCAGTGCCAAAGTCAAAGTCAACCAGTTTGACGGCAACCAGGCCGTGCCAGCGCAGCGCCATGCCACCAGTTCTGGCCACGGCATCGGTAAGTCGGCCATCACGTCCTGGCTCATCCTGTGGATTGCATCCACCAGGCCACACAGCAAGGGCGTCGTGACGTCCAACACCAGCGACCAGCTTGGATCAAAGACCTGGGCCGAGCTTGGCAAGTGGAAAAAGAAGTGCATCACCGGCCACTGGTTCGAGGTGACCACCGGCAAGGGCGCGATGAAGATGATCCACAAGGATTTTCCCGAGTCCTGGCGTTGTGATGCCCAGACATGCCGCGAAGAAAACAGCGAAAGCTTTGCGGGTTTGCACGCTGCAACCTCATCCCCGTACTACATCTTTGACGAAGCCTCGGCCGTGCCAGACAAGATCTGGGAAGTGGCAGAGGGTGGTTTGACCGACGGAGAACCATTCTGGTTTGTGTTTGGTAACCCGACCCGTAACACGGGCCGCTTCTTTGAATGCTTCAACAAGTTCCGGCATCGCTGGAATACCCGCCAGATCGACAGCCGGTCGGTGCAGATCACCAACAAGGGCACGATTGCTGAATGGGTGAATGACTATGGCGAGGACAGCGACTTCGTGCGCGTCCGTGTCAGAGGCATATTTCCACAAGCATCGAGCTTGCAGTTCATTGCCCGCAACCTGGTTGATGAAGCAATGGATCGAGTGCCAGAGCGCACCAGCATGCAAGGCCGTACGGCTGTTGTTGGCGTGGACGTGGCCCGCTTTGGCGATGACCAGAGTGTGATCCGTACCCGTGTGGGCCGAGATGCTGCCACATTCCCGCCCAAACGATTCCGCAACCTGGACACCATGCAATTGACCAGTAAGATCGTGGAGCACGTCAAGACGCTCAAGCTTGCAGGCTTTGCCGTGGTCATCTTTGTTGACGGTGGCGGTGTGGGTGGAGGCGTGATCGATCGCCTGCGCCAGCTTAACTTTGACGTGATCGAGGTGCAGTTCGGATCGAAGGCCGACGACTCCAAGAAGTACGCGAACAAGCGGGCCGAGATCTGGGCGCGTATGCGTGAATGGCTCAAGGGTGGCTGCCTTCCTCGCGATGAAGCATTGGCCACTGACCTGACGTCGGTGGAGTATGGATTCAGACCTGACGACAGCATCTTGCTTGAGTCAAAAGAGGCAATGAAGCGCCGCGGCCTGGCCAGTCCAGACGATGCCGACGCCCTGGCTGTAACCTTTGCACAGCCTGTGGCCGAGTTCATGGGTGGCGATGACACGCCTCGCACATCACAACCGAAAGGACGCGAATATGATCCGTACGCTCTTGTGTGAGGTGCCCGTATTGCCACAACCAGCTACTAGATTGCCATCATGTGTGATCAAGCAAGTCACCCTTGCAGAATTGACGGGTGACCCAGAGTTCGCAGGGCTGATTGAAGAGTACGCAGACGAGTCCGCTATTGCGGGCATGCCTCGACCCAACTATCAGCTTGGCATGTACAAGCAGATGGAGATGCTCGGGCACTTCCACCTGATTGGAGCGTATGTCGAAGGGCAGCTTGTTGGCTTCCTGACGATGGTGGACACGGTGCTGCCTCATTACGGCAGGCGCGTTGCGACGTTGGAATCTTACTTCGTCACAGAGGCGCATCGTAAAGGTGGCCCTGGCCTTGACCTACTGCGTGCAGCAGAGTGGTTGGCCAAGGAGCTTGGTGCCGTTGGCATCTTGGTGAGTGCGCCACATGGTGGCAAGCTTGCGCGAGTAATGCCCAGGGCGAAGTACAAGCACACCAACGAAGTATTTTTTAAGGAGTTGGCATGACGGATCTAGTGGCAACTGGCAATCGAATACCAGCGATGAGCAGCGATGCAATCGCCAAGGTAAACGCGTTGGCCGCCATATCCCTTGAATGCCCACAAGAGGACATCGAGACGCATCACGCCATTCATGGCGGCATGTACGCACGCACGATCTCAATCAAAGCTGGCGTTATGCTCACGGGTGCGCTCATCAAAGTACCAACCATGCTGGTGATCAACGGTGATGTCACCGTGTTTGCCGACAACGAATCATTCAGGCTAACCGGCTTTCATGCCATACCGGCCAGCGCCAATCGTAAGCAAGCTTTTGTTGCTCATGCCGACACGGCCATGACAATGCTGTTTACGACTGACGCCACAACGGTGGCAGAGGCAGAGAATGAATTCACCGACGAGGCTGATCGACTCATGTCTCGCAGTGAAGACGCCAAGAACTTCATCATCATCACAGGAGAATGACATGTCAGGAGCAATTACCGCAACTACAGTTCTGGCCGCAGCAGCGGTCGCAGGAACTGCATACAGTATTTACGCCGGCGAAGAAGGCCGCAAGAAGCAGGGCGAAGCTATGGATCAACAGCGCCAGGCGCAATCCGAAGCAAAGACTGCCGCAGAGAAGCAGCAACAAACTGCTGAACAAAACGTCAACCGTGCGAACGCTAAACAGCCAGACGCTGGCGCGATCTTGAGTGCAGCCACTCAAGCAGCC